AAATCGACACAATCTCTCAGGGCAACTGAATCCCCTGTAGTTGGGCTAGTGAAATCTGGAATTGCACCATAATTAAACGTTAGAGTGCTTCCGGCGTCTACTTGATTATAAGCTCCAGATGTTGGATAAGAATCGACAGAGTGATAACCTTCTCCACCATCCCAATCAAAGTAATCAACGACAACCATAATTTTTCCGGCGGGGCCGGGCTGTCCGGCCTTTAATTTAATAGAGGCGTGATCATAAAAGTTATCTTTTTGTCCTGATTCAAATGTGTATCTATCAGTAATGTTATTAGCAGTTGCTGCCATCATTGCTGCAGTAACATGAATAAATGGTTGTCCTGAATCGACAACTTTTACCAAATTAAATGAATCCGAAACAGGAATAGAATCTGTCCCCGTAGCTTCTTGATTTGGTGTTTCAAAATAAAACTGGCCGCCCGCTACAGAAGTTATAGGTACTGCGGGAGATCCAGTAGTTGCAACAATAGCTGATCCATTTCCTGAAACCAATGTTTTCGTTCTTGGTCCGGGCTCTTTCTTTATAGAAGAACTTTCTACAGTATAAATAACATCTGCCACAAAAGTAGCATTTGTGTTACAATATATGTCTACTGTTTGTCTACTACCATTAACTTCAACTGGCCTAATCGTTGAGCCTACATCATTGACTGCTCCTAAGTCAAGATAATCTCCTATTGATACGGCTCTTGCCTCTGTATTTGCCGCGCTTGGAATTGTCGCGACAGAAGAAACAGCATTAACAAAAGTTTGAGCGGAGTTATCGGTCTTGACAATTACAATAAAATTTTCTCTTGCGTTTGTTGTAGATAAAGTTCCACCACTCGGCATAAACCGATAGTTAGGATTGGATAATGTAATAGTTAGTTTTCCTGTAGAAGTTGATGATAGTGCCTTCTCAACTTTCTTGAACATATAGCTAACTGTATTACCTCCTCCTGCGGTTTCTTTAATTGGACTTTGAGGTAACGGAAAGACAAGAGTATTCTTATCTGTATTAGATAAGATTGTATTACCTGAACTACTACTATTATATTTTCCAGTATCAGCAATATCGGCGTGTGTATTAATTGAAGGGGGATTACCTAATGTTGCGGTGGTTATAGTTTCTACATCTTTAATTTTGAAATCTATTTCGTAAGTAGTATTAGCTTGGGTTGCTTGAGACAATACAGAATTGGCTACGACAAAATTTCCTGAATCCATCAATAATACTTTTTCATCATCTTCCAAAAGAATTATATCACCACTACTATCTTCATTCAAAATAAAATTGACAACAGAATAATAATCATCTATAATTCTAACATCATTACTAACATCAATTCCACTTGTTGTATCAACTGTAATACTTGCACCAGTATATGCATCATTTACATAAGAAGTAGAATCAGCATCCAATTGAACTATTCTTGTATTCGCCAATTCTTGGCTACCAACGGTACCTGTAATATTGTTTGAAGTATTAACATCCCAAAGATATAGTCTGTAATTAGAATGGTTTGTGTCTGCGAATGCTATATTTCCAGAGGTTGCATCCCAATCCATACTGCGAACTCTTGCAGTTCCTACTTGTGTTGCTTGATACGTGGTATTATTAGTCAAGTTAATTGAAGCAAAAGGAACTGAGTGCATTTGACACACTTCAGATGCACCAATATCAAATAAACTACTAGTAGTATCAACTACAAGATAATTTCCTATCTCTGAAGTCATACTATAATCAGTAGTAGTTTCGGTGTCTCTACCTTTATCTACATCAATATACTGTGTATCAATACTCTCATATTCAAACCCCTTTACATAAGCTTTACCTGCGTCCATACCAGCAGAGATTTCAGACTCGTTGTAAATTATCGCATTGCCTAAATTCGTGGGAAGAGTTGTTTGTACTGTTAATCTTGTATTATTAGCAATTGCAGTAATAGTTGAGGTTGTGGTATTGGCTCCAAGATAAATTTTATCTCCAACATCTAGTTCAGTTAGGAAAAGAGTATTATTTCCGTGTACTGTAGTACCATTAATACCTGAAGATGCGGTTAGACCAGAAATTCCTCTATGAACTTTTAAGTCTAAATTAAATGGAGTGATTGTATAATCACCAGATTCATCGTATGTTCTCCTTGCCAAAGTTTTTTCAAGTTCCCCATACATGGGATATTTAACTTCTTCATTCTTAACACCACTAATAACTTTTAATAGCTGGATAAAATTTTCATCGGCAAGTTGTAAAACTGGATCTGTTGAGGTAAGTGCTTTACTCTTTAATGCTAATGCAATTTTATATCTTGCTGCACCAGGTGCGGCAAAGTTATAAGTCCCTGAAGCGGGATCAAGTAAAGTATTATCATCATCGCTTGTTTCTGTTGATTCTGTAATTTCTAGTCCGACACGTCCAGAAGGAGTTTCGGAATAGGCATCCATAACTATAGTATTTGCGGGAGTGAAGAGAAAGAATCCACCAACATAAAATACGCCTGTATCGACACTAACAACCGAACCATTACCAGTTGCACCCTCAATACCTGATGCTCCGGCCGCACTAACAACTGTTGCTTGTACTGTACCGGCTGCGACTGTTTCTCCATCATCGAAAGTATCACCTGACAAATAATGAAACATTAACGTAGGTTGAGTACTTGAAGTGGCTGCCTGCGAAGCCACGACACGTGCTCGTGCATTAGAAGTTGCACCAACAATAGTTGTCCCAACAAAAGAAGCTGCGTTAATATTAACCGCAGATTCCTGAGTTTCTAATTTAAGAGATTTAACATCTGTATCTAATGTTACTTCACCACCAAGAACTTTACTACCGTCCTTGAACATGTGCTGACCATATCTTTCAATTTGTTTTTGAAGTATGGTCTGTAGCTGTGTTACTTCCCTTGCCTGAACTGCATAGCCAGGTCTAAAAAGAATACGATAATAATTCTTTGACTCGTCATAATCATCATAATACGGCGTAACATTGAAATTTGTAGAAAGTGGCATTCAATCTATCCTCTAGTATAAAAATTATGATTAGAATTCAATAATTAATTTAACATCTTCTATTTGGTCATCTGCTCTTGTTACGGGTGAACGGTTCTCAATGTAAAGAACATCTCCAGAAAATTTCTCGAAATCACCACCAACTACACCATTTGTATTTGCTGATGCTCCACTTGGTGCCGTAATAGTTTCATTTGCTTGAAATGCTCCGGCAATAGCGTCATATCCAACAGTAGTGTTTCCTCCCATAGTAACATCAACCAATCTTAGAGTTGTGTTATTTTTGAAGTCAACAACTTTACCAGTAGCAGCTGAAGCTGATCCTGTTACAACTTCATCTTCTGCAAATGCTGTACTATTCCAAGATTGAACAGTAACAGTTACACATTGGTCAGCAGTTGTAGCTGTTGCAACATCACCATTGGCATACAATGGTTGTGCTAACAATCCAATTTTACGGAAATCGTTGTTTGTAGTAAAGTTTCCAGATTCTCCATATTCCAATCTACTGTTAACCATGACAAAAAATCCACCGAGTTCTTCAATTGAATCATCTCCATGTCCGCCACGTGGGCCGATAATTGGAGTAATAGAACCGGAAGAACCAGCATTTGTAGTAACTGTTGCTACAGCGTTACCATAATTGTTACCACCGGCAACAACCACAATATCACCAATAACACCAGATGCAGTATTGGTTGCACGAACATTTGCTCCATGTCCATCACCAGTAATTGAGATTTTAGGACCGATAGAATATCCGTCACCATCAGCTGGAACGTTTGCACTTGCTAATGCAGGTGTGAAAGTTACTACTTTAGTGCCCGATTGGAAATCGGTAATTGTTCCACCTTTACCCGTAACACCACTACCGGCATCTGAAGTAAAGTAAATGTCGTTATTGACAATTGCATCAGTTGCTAAACCACTACCTGTAATTTTACAAGTAGTTGTGGTTTCTGTATGTCCTGATTGAACTGTCCCAACTTCAAATGTGTAAGCACTTCCACCAGCAGTTACGTGAGCCACTTCAATTGCACCATTACCTGATGTATTTGCTGCAATTTCAACATCATACTGAAAAGATGAGTCAGTAGTATTTGCAATTGCATTGTTTGCTTTCCGTACTCTTTGAGTGGGTATGTAACTTGGTGTTACAAATTTAAGAGCTCTTGCGGCTGAGATCTGATACATGAACTTCCATTTATAACTGTCAGCAGTTGAAATAATGGTTGTTCCTGTTCCAGTAGGTTTTGTAGTAGATGTTCCACCAGCGTTATTGTTGGCGAGACACTTGTATACGTTATAGTCATCTGTCATCACGTAAAATTGTTGATCGAACAGAGCGTTGTTTGCATGAGTATATGCAAAGTAATTAGAACCCGTTGTCCAATTATAACGTGGTGCGACATGACTGACATCCGTAGATCCAATTTTCTTAGCTGCAATCATGTCTCTCCAGTGATTGTAGACTGTATTGGAAACGGAATCAGTAGGAGTAGGCGGTGCTGTATCATCCGCCCAGCTGGTTACTTTACCAATAAATAAGTACATATTAGTATTAAGTAACCCACTTGCATCAGTTATTGCAGCGCCAGAGGTTGTAGATACTTCATCAAAAGCCTCTACAAACTGTTTGGCGTTGTGGATTCTGAATTTATTGGTTACTATAGCAGGCATTTTGTTTATCCTCCATAAAATTGTATAGATTAGTTAAAAAATCAATGATTCCTCATTGTTATATTTATATCTTTTTTTAATTTACAATTGGTAGGTTACGTTATCAGTACCACCAATATGTTTTCTAGTTACTTCAAGTTCAAGATCATTAGTAATAGTCTTCACAATAAAGGCTTGTGCATCTATAACTGTCATTTTTGACCCGTCTTCCCAAAGCATATTAATATTTTCCCAATCGGGAGTTTCTTGTTCAAGGACCCCAACTTCATGATTTAAACCAACTATAAGAGCTTGGTTAGTTGCATCAGTAGTAATCCAAAAACTTTCCGCAGAAGTATCGAATGCTGAATACTCTCCGGTGACCCCGGCATGAGTACCATGCGCGGCAACTGTTGTATCTTCTGTGGTTATTAACCATCGAAAATTTCTAATTTGACATCCCAATAAATCTTGAGCAAGGTCTTCATTTTGTACATGAATAATTCGAATTTCTTCGGCTTCTATTCTTTCATCAGTTTCTAATAATATACCTCCACCAGAATCTTCATCTATAATATTTTCATCTAATGTTTGAAATTCTTCTCCAACCCTAAGTTGTTCAGTAAATTCACTTCCAGATCCAGTTCCAGTAGTTCCCATGTGTGAGAAAGAAATTGTGCCCTTCATTCTCGTTAATATTCTACTATATCGATATGCAGGAAGAACAGACCAAGCTTGAGTTGGAGTATATTCTACACCATAACCTTCTGCAACTGGTTTGGATGTTTCTAGTAATGCTCTCTTATTTCCTGACCTATCAACAACATTAATTTTATTCCCCATTCCTTCATGCATTTCGCAATAATAATATAATAGATCTGGCGCGTCTCCTCCAAGATAGTATTCTGCATACAATTCTTCTGCAATATTAATTTGATTTCCCATTCCTTCATGAGAGGTACAATAATAATATAATGTATTCGGTGTATTAATATCAAATTTCCATTCATAATACGATGTTTGTGCAACTGTAATTGAATTTCCCATTCCTTCATGAGTATGACAATAATAATATAATGTATTTGGTGTAGTTCTACTCAATACATAATCGGTATAAGATCCATTCTGTCCTGGCGTACCAACAATAGTTTTTCCGGTTGTGTATTCCACACCACCATTATGAGTACCATCACTTGTTGTTGAAAGTCTAAATGGATGTTCACTCAATGTGGAATCGCTTGTATCAAATCTTATTACTCCTAGTCGATTAGGAAAAATCAATGTTGGTTGCTGAGTTAGAGCTGATCCTTGTAGTCCAACTGCATACAGGTCCCCAGGATTGTTTCCAAAAGGATCAATTATATCTTCAAGACTTTCTACTATAAACGTACTATTAGCTGAAACCTGTCCGGCCGTATATGCTACACCACTATTATGAGTACCATCACTTGTTGTTGAAAGTGCTACTGGATGTTCCGACATTGTTGCATCACTTACTTCAATTCTAAGAGCTTGGTTTCGATTCGAAAAATTAATCTCTGGTTTCTGGACTCCATCAACATCAAATAAATCGCCAGGGTTATTTCCAAAAGGTGGAACAATATCTTCAAGACTTTTTACGTTGTATGTCACTCGATCAGCAGTCATTCCGGATGTAAATTCCACACCACCGCCATGAGTACCATCTTCTGTAGTTGAAAGTGCTATTGGATGTTCTATAACTGAAGAATGACTCATATCAAATCTAGTAATTTGAAAACGTTCCATAGTAATCGGCGCTTGACGAATTCCATTAAGTGAATATAGATCGCCAGGGTTATTTCCAAAAGCTGGAACAATATCTTCAAGGCTTATTACTTGATGTTCTACCATTTCTTCAAGTTGAATATAATCATATTGTCTACCATCAATAGTACCTAAAGTCTGTAAAGAATCTTCTAATAATATTCCATCCAAAAGTTCTCTTTGAAGGTTTAGTACATCTTGATTCAATTCAGGAAAATCTTCCGCAAGCAAGTAATTTTGATTTGTTACAGGATGTTCTAATAGTATTACTCCTGAATCATCCTCTTGTGTAAATTTCTCATCAACAAAAGATAATTCCGCGTCAGCCCAGTTTGAAACATAATGTGGTCTAAAGGGTTGCATACCAAAAGTTCTTGTAACAACTGTATCTTTCCAAGTATTAATATAATCTAATTCGTGGTTTGCTGGTGTCCACCTTTGCATATCACTTGGTGCTTCTTCTGTAACATAACGTTTGGTAATATCAGGAGCTTTATTTTCAGGAATGTCTTGAAGAATTCTTGAAAGATTGACTTGACCCAAATCTTTATGAAAGTCTTCCATTGCAAGATATTGTGTGCTAACATCTTGAGCGACAATATGTAATTCTGCTCCCATGCCACTATGGCTATCACAAAAATAATAAACTAGTTGAGTTAGATTGGTTGGTGTAAATTCAACATAAGATCCTGATACTCCTGGCTCACCATTTACTGTAACTCCCTCTGTATAATCTTCACCACCGTCTGACATGTCTCCTGACGGACCCCATTCACCATCTTGTGTTTTGGAAAATCTTAAGGGATGCCAATCTGCCTCTGTCTCTGAGGGACGCAATGAAGAATGTTCCATAATAAAACGATATGTTCTTTGCCCTGTAAGTGTAAGAACAGCGGCCTCTGTACCATCAAATATAAAAGAAGGGCCGGCACCACCTGCGGTTACTGTAATATCAACTCTAGAAAGGGTCGCAAGGAGTGATGCATCTTCCAATTCTATATGCCACCCCATAGTGTCCACACCATATATGTTTTTTACTGGTGGTTGTAATAAAGAA